AATCCGGTAGCTATATCACAGAATCTAGGTTCTCGTTTTTCCAAATATGTGGAAATATTATATAACAAATCCCTTACGATTCAAGAACAAGAGTCATCTTTTGACGAACAGAACAACGAACAGGTCACTATTTCATTACCAATTAACCGTGTTATTTCATACAATTCTTTAGTTGATACACGTTATGATGATCAAGATTTGTACACCCGAACAGATGCACCATTAAACACTGTTACTACAGATCTCCAAGATATCACTTCTTACCACAAAGCTGGTGTTAATAACAATATATGGCTTATTATCCGTGCTAACCAAACACGCACCACAGGCGCTGCCGCCGAAGACATTACTCCAGGTAATGGTCTACCACCTTACGTGCCATCATTTGACATAAGTTTCCAGACCAATTATAAGATAATCGATTCTCAGTAGATAAATAATTTAAATGCGAAGCATAACATCTCGTGGGGAACGGAGGGAAAAGGTCCCATTTCTGACCTTTTTATTATAATTACGATAGTAATTATAATTCAATAAAAGACGTCGGAAAAGGTATTAGTTTCCCCATGGAACTAATATCTTGTCCTCAATAGTATACACTTTCCAACGGTCAGCTGTAAGCGCACTATATTTAGGTAAACAGTTACTAAACACAATCAAGTGTGGGCTGTTACATATAAATGAGCCACACTCAAATTTATTGTTACAAATAAGACCATCCTTGATACTTTCAATAGCATTATATGAAATATAATCGGACTCAACCGTTCTAGGTAGATTCCATAAAACAACAGCATTTTTAGTGCTTGTAATATAGTCTTTGTTATTGTATATCAAATTGATAACATCCGCATTCTTCCCACCGCAAGTAAATATAATCTTGTTATTTTTAACCAGATATTTAAGAAGCGCGGTCTTGCCGTTATTACCGGCAGGATCATATACCCAAATAATAGACCTATCATCAGGTTCAATACTAATCATATTGACTATGGTTTGCTGCCAATCCCATAGCTTATTAATGACCTTAACGTCAATAGGAAACCCATAGGAGTATACATCTCCGACTCTAGTTTCTCCTTTCTGACAGTATTCTATACTTGCATCAATATCCCTACATATTTCCCAATGAACAGTATTGTGAATAATCTTTTTCAAGGCTGTAATTCGTTTCTTAGCAAGTAATTCTACGTAGCCTTGTAGATGTGGTGTCCCAGACGCACCCACTTCTTCTTGGAAAATAATTTTTTTAGAAAATTTTTGAAGATTTTGCAAAACTTTGTCGCCATTCAAGCCAAAATCCTTATAATTGTTAAAGGTAAAACAATAATGCTTTCCTTCAGTTCTTTTACTTAACACGCATTTTGAAAGAGAGTTGGAATCAGTATTACCCAACTCTCCCATCGCCATTGTCGCCATCTTAGAATATAATATACTATAGATATTTATTTAAATGAGTTATTTTTCCGCAAAAAAATATCTAGACCTGATATATATCATGTCATCTTATGCTTACTCATCTTACAGACCTCGTCGTAAAAATGTACTTGCAGGTGCTAGACGTTTTGCGACTCGTGCAGGTATGCTTCCAGCAGCTGGAGCAGCCCGTAACGTTGCTACCCAACGTAGAGCAGGTAGACCACCCAAGTCCCTATTCATCGGACCAAAAATGAGTGACGGCTCAGTTTCTCGCACAGCCCAAGGAGTTTCAACTCAAACAGGCGGTAGTATGACTATGACACGTCGTAGGACGCCTAAGTCTAGTAAGACCTATCAAGCCAAACCTCGTCTACTACAAAACCGTGTAGTATCTACTATCTTACGTTCTAATATTAAAACTATTCCTATGATTTTCCAAAGCATGAACGAACTTGACACTGGTTATGGTGCTAATACCCTCACGAACGTCGTTGACGTTGCCGGCTCTACCACAGGTCGTATGCCTTTACAAGCTTTCTGCCTTACTACTTTAGATGCTTCTGCCGCCGAGGGTGGTGATCGTTTTGCGCAGTTTCTACTTGCTCGCGATACCACGTTCTCCAAGACTACAGCTCCAGTTGCTTTTGGCAACACATCAGCTCGTATGCCTAATGGTTTTGATAACAACGTTAGCAAGCTTTTCCTATCTTCTATTAAGATTCGTATGCTATTTTGGGGTCGTATTAATAAGGAGACTACATATCAAGTACAAGTCCTTCGTTTCCGAAAGGCAGCTTGGCATATTAACCCTTTTGTTACTCCCGAAGAACAACTTTCTTTATCAGGACTATCCACTGATCAACTATCAGAACGTAGAGCTTTCTGGTTAGATTATCAGATGCGTAAACATACCGTAAATCCGGTAGCTATATCACAGAATCTAGGTTCTCGTTTTTCCAAATATGTGGAAATATTATATAACAAATCCCTTACGATTCAAGAACAAGAGTCATCTTTTGACGAACAGAACAACGAAC